AGAAGTATTAAACAACTGATTTTGCAGTTGAGCATATTGACGCTCACGACTTGGCGCTAACAAGTCTTGCTGGCTTTGCATATACTGAGCGGCAACTGCTTCAGGCGACTGCGCTAAGTATTGTTGACCCAAATTAAACAGGCCAGTTGCTGCACCAGTTAGCGGCTGATACATTCCTTGAGCTGCTTCGGCTTGCGTCAATCCTTGACCGCTTAACGCCATCAAACGATCTTGATAGGCTTTTAGTTCTGGCGATAGCGTATACCCAGCGCTACTTACTCGGCCACTAGCATCTGTACCAAATTGGCTTGTACCAAAGCGCGTCGTAACGCCAACTGGCCTAAAGCGAGCTTCTTCGGCGGCAATTCGTGCTGCTTCTATTTGTGCTTTTGCTGATGTTCGTGCGGCATCTTTAGCAGAGTCAGCAGCCATCATGCCGCCAACCAAATTCAACCCACCCATTACCCCTGCGGCAACAATTGGCATACTATTCCCCTCTAATTAAAATCTCATCCACTTTAGACGGGTCTTTTTCATCCGTCGAATGGATACAAAACCAGACACAATCGCTCATGGCCTTAATGCCATGAACTACGTTTGCTTCAATATTTATACACGCTGGCGCGTCAATAATTTCAATGACGTCGCCCTTCATTACTGCAACACGACCTTTGGCCAAAATAGATAGATGGCTAAAGTTGTGCGTGTGTTTCATGATGGCCGTGCCAGCAGGAACGAATGCTTCCTTGGCATACAAGCCATCTGAAAAGTGGTGAGTAATCTCACCGCCAACATTTTCCAATACTGCACTCATGCCGTTCTGCGCCACATATAAACAACGATGTACGGCGGCAAGTTAGCGTTTGTTCCGCTTGAGCCTGTTGTACTAATGCTAGTGCTAACACTAATGCCTGTGCTTGCGGTGCTTGTGTTTGATGTGCCTTGTTTAGCAAGAGCTGCTGATCCGGAGTTTTGGTCAATTGTGTGATTTTGAAATCCTATTGTGTGGTTGTGGCCAGGGTCGCTAACGCTTGATGTTGCCGTGTGACTATGGCTAACGACAATCGCATCAGCAGAGCCACCAGTTTCTTGCGCTGTATCGAACGCTGCATTGCCAGCATCAAGACCAACCATGACACGACCAGCGCCAAACGCTGACCATGTACCAAATCCAAGTAACGTAGCAGGGTTGGTGCTAACTGCCGCATTGGTATAGATCGAGCCAACAGGGTACAGAGCGCTTAATGCAGCTTGCACAAACCCTGTTGTGGCCAACTTAGATGTATTGTCGCCAGTTGTTTGCGTTGGTGCTGTTGGGCTACCAGAAAAGCCTGGGCTGGCTAAGTCAGCCTTAGTCGCAACAGCAATCGCAATATTATTAAATTCTGTGTCAATCTCCGTACCCTTTACAATCTTGGCCGAGTTGCCTGATGGCAGCGCGTCCTTAGATGCAAAGTCGGTTGATTTGGTATAGTCAGACATTGCCGCCCCTTAATTTATACGGCCACGTTTGGCCAAAATCTCAATCTTTTGAATCGATAATTCAAAGCCATTCACCTCGGCTTCATAGCCTGTTTGAAAAACTTTGCCAGAGCCAGTAGCTTGAGCAAATAAATTCTGAATCACAATACCACCGGCATACTGCGCAACAGGAACGCCATTAGCACCATACTCAGCCGTGCCATATTCAGAAATACCTTGGGTTGGAACAGATACGTTCTGAGACAAATAGTTCTCAGAAAAATCGTACCCCCATTTAATCGTTACCACTTGGTCTGAACCGCCAATAGCAACAATGGATATGCGCTTAACAATCGACGTAACAGCAACATCACCTAAGTCGGCATGATTGGTGTAATACTGCATTCGATACGTGCTAGTGTCATCAAGATACCCGCCGTATTTACCAACGTAACCATTCTTACCAATCAATAGGTCGCCATTGCGTAACGCATACATTGCCGTTGGTTTAATGTCGTTCCACGTAGTTACCCGCGATGATCCATCCTGCATAACATTTCGCGTATCAAACACATAAACTTGACCCGCCGTTGGGAACGTCAATAAGTAGAATGCGTCTATTTCTGAATAAACGCCTTTAATATTCGCCGGTGTTTCACCTGCTACCAACTGCATCAAGTCATTACGAACATTCTTACTCAAGTCACGAAATGGCGCAGACTTTTCCTGAATGGTTCTAAGAACTGAGCGCACACCGCTGTTGGACAAAAACACCACATCTGTGTTGGTGCTTTGAATCGAATCACGGTATTGGCAACCAATACCAACCACGGTGTCGTACAACGACATTGTGCTAGGTGTTGTCGCACCTTGATAAACCAAAATCTGCCGCTTGCCAAAGATAAACAAAAAGCCGTTGTGCGCTGCTAGGCCGGTTATTTCATCAGCACCGTTAGCCCACACGTTATTGACGTTTAATGTGCCTGATGAGCCGCCGGTATAAATATGGCCAGCAATCAAATCAGAAAAGGTTAGCGTTGTTTTATCTGACGTACTGTTAGCAATCCACAAGCGACCATACGCAGAAATACAAATATTCCCTAGTGGCACCGTACCGGCATAACCAGACTTTTCACTTACTCGGCGGTACGTTGTAGAACTAACCGCTGGGTCATAAATTATTGGGTCATGACCGGACTGAAAGAAATACGTTACTCCATTTAACGATGCGCACTGCCAGTTGTTGGCGCTAATGGTTGGTGCTGTACCACCACCGCCATAGGTCAACTCAGTAACTGTTGTGCCGCTTAATTTGAATATCTTATTGTTTCCAGCAAATAGAGTCGTTACCGATCCACCAGTAAGCACCAATTCGTGGATGACGCCAATATCGTTAGCGCCCAAATTGCCCGAACTGGTATTAACTTTCGTCCATCCCTTACGTGCGCCCATCCGACCGTACTTGTCCAGAATGCAGTTAATCGCAGTCAACGCAAATCCAGCCGCCAAATCCAATGGCGAGTCTTGCGTATTCAAGCCATAAAAGCCTGGTGCGTTAACGCTAAATCGTTCAAGTGCTTGACTCATACTGGAACAAACTCCTGAGTTTCAGGGAAGCGCGTAGCTTCCAACGAAATGTAGTCAGCCAACATGGAGCGATACAAGTTGTAAGCCTCTGACGAACTCAATCCACCATCTTCGCCGCGCTCAACTAACGCTCTAGCATAGGCATTTTGCTCAACCAATACGTCAGGCACCAACACCGATGTGCCGTCTGATGACAGAACAGCTTGGGGGATGGTCAAAAAGAATTTGATGGTATAGACGCCATCAGGGCGGCCATACAATTGAACTTGAGCATCACCATTGCCGTCAACACCCTCAAAGCAATACTGCGCTGGGATGTTGGTGACAATCGGGGTGAAGTTTTGCTTTTGGCGCATAGCGGCCACGCTAATATTTTGCATGACAACATTGCTGGTCGTATTTAGCGGGTCGCTTGATACACGGAATTTTTGACCTGCTCCGGTCAACGAATAGACATACGTGCCGGATGTGGTAGTAACGGTTTTTTCTTGGCCGAGAACATTCCAATCGTAAGCGTCTTCGACTTGGCGCTTGGCGTCATTAACGAACTTGCCGATAAGAGTCGAATACGCATCAAGGCCGACAGTTGATACCGTCGGCTCACGCAATCGCACCAGAATAGAATTTACAATTTCAAGATAGGTCATTCGCTTCCCCGCAAACCTTACAGAGCCAGCTTTTGCCTATCCCCAATGGGAAGAAGCCATCGCCCCTATTATAAAGAAATTACTTTATTTTTGGCTACCATTTAACTTTGTTTGCCCAATACGCCGCGCTCATCTTGCCTTTGTCAATATTCTTGGCATGCCGCGCTTTGAATGCTTCATTGCGTTTTGTGCCGTCAGGACTGCCAGTAGCGCCTTGTTGGCCAAAACGGATCAGCTTGACTTCATCCCCATCCTTGGCTAGGACTACATGGGATTTGGTCGGGTGGCTTGGAGTCGCTTTAGGCTTGTTATAGCCAGCAAATTCCTCTTTACCGCGCTTAATCATTTTTTAGGCTTTTTCGCTGTCTTAGCCGACTGTACAAAATCAGCTTTAGTTGGCGCACCTTTACTACCTACTTTGCGCATCTTCTCGCCCGATCCAGCTTTGATTCTGGCTTGCTTGGCGTTGATATTGGCATAGAGTCCGTTTTTCATTTCATTTTTCCCATCTTATTCTTAGCAGTGCGTTGGCCTCTCATAGGCATTTTTGCTTCGCTCATGGCAATAGCGACCGCTTGCTTGCGATTTGTCACTACAGGGCCACCTTTGCCAGAATGTAACGTACCGGCTTTATACTCGCCCATGACCTTGCCAACCTTTTTAGCTCCAGTTGCTTTTTTCATATTAACTCCGTTACTGAAAATGTTGATGCCGTTACAGTTGCATCTTTAATGACAGCAATCTTTTCACCAGCATTTACCCTAATAATTTCAGAAAAGTTGTTAGGCATCATGGGTGAAGTTGTTACACTTGCTGTTGGATTTGTGCCAATTTGAAAATGGCAATGTCCTAAAGAGCAAGATAAACGAACCATCGTTGTGGATGCACCAAAAGCGGTTGATTGAACACTAGAGTTGGTGACAGAAAATACTTGGGTGGTTCCCATAGCTGGCACACCGAAAGCCACTTGATTAGGGTCTAACTGAAATGTTGACATATCTTAATCCTTAGTTATATCCGGACTTATGCGTTGCACCAGTGTAAAGTTTGCCGTCTGGCAAATAGTGCGGTACGCCCTTCATTACTTTTTAGCCTTGTTCTTAGCAGTGCGTTGGCCTCTCATAGGCATTTTGGCCTCGCTCATGGCAATAGCCACGGCTTGCTTGCGGTTCTTAACTACAGGGCCGCCTTTGCCTGAATGTAGCGTGCCAGCTTTGTATTCGCTCATTACCTTGCCAACTTTTTTAGCTCCGTACATTATGCTTTCTCCTTAGTAATAGGGCCGCCACCTTTCCACGCATCACAAGTGCGCGCCGCTGCACAAGTAAACTGGAACAAATCGCAGTAGCCTAGATCAGCCGCCGCGACAAATTCTTCGTCATACGACAATTCATCTTCGTTTTCGTCCTTCTCCAAACCACCAACAATACATTCCATCATTTTTGGTGTCTGAATAAACGCCGCACAATTGCCGCATCTCATACCTTTGACGGTATTAGTTGGCGCGTTGTACATCGTGGCTTTTTTCATCCAGAAAGCCGTATTGGCTTCATCAGGATTAGGTGGGCCATAACCGTATTCTTTGAACGCATGGTTTCGGTTCTTTAAATTAACCGAGACATCCTGCGTTGCAATGGGGCAGGTTTTGCCAGTTAATAGACCGTCTTTCATCTAAAAAAGACCCGATCCATAACAAATGCCGCCGCGCCGCTCATGGCTGACGCAACTTGAGCTTCCAACTTGCCAAATTCACGCAAATCAATGTCCGACATGACCTGTCTTTCGTGGCCTTCCAGGCCGTTTCTGCGCCTCTGGTGGCCGCATAATTACCAAATGTTCGTCATTATCGCCTGAAGTCTCAGGCTCATCAATGCGCTCGTATCCCGCATGGCCTTTCATACTTTCAACGTCATGCGGCTGCGTAAATTCAACAGTTTGGCCGCTTTGAAGACATCTAAAAATTGCCATAGGAACCTTTAAAAATCAGGGGCCGAAGCCCCCGATTATTACGCTACCGAACGTGCTACAACGATACGCAATGTTGACGATC